ACCCTGTTAAGTTAGCGGTTGCCATATTACGCTTACGAGGCTTGAGTTCGTTAAGATAACTCACTAAACTTCTATCACTGGCAACAAACTTTGTTTGCGGATAGTCAATAAAACAAGTGTCTAATATCTTAGGACGGCTTCCATCTTCGTCGGTTCTGTCACACAATATCCACGTTGGGTAATCTTTAAACGTTTCCAACCAAAAACGCAGACAATGCACAGCATGCATATCCATTCTGTCAATCTTTAAAAACACATTAGTTTTCATACTTGATGGTCTTTCATTTGTCTTCTCTTACCAAAGTATATGCTACAATCAATTGATCAAGAAGATCTTTAATTGTAGCATTTGTTAAACTTAATTTGCATATGTCTTGAAATTCATTGTTACTTACGAATTGACCATTAGCTCTAGCAACATCACACGGATCCCCGCCTATGATCCAACGTTTGATCTCAGGCTTGTCACGATAACGAGCAAACACAACACCGTTGGCCCTCTCGTATATTAAAGGTTCATTTGGTATCAGTTTTTGTGCCACTAGTACGTCTTACAATGTCATCGTGATTAAATTCAGCCCAGTATAGTTCAAAAGCGACACCGTCTTCTAAACCTTCGAACTGGTGAATCTTGCCAGGCTTTACTTGTGTAAAGTCTCCAGCTTCAAGGATAGTCTCATCAACTAAGCCTTGGTCATCTTGCCATACACGCACTAGCATCTTGCCCGATTCGACAAAGAATCCGTTCCATTTAAACTGATGTTCGTGTTCTGAGCATTTGTATCCTGCTTTGTATTCAATACGGTGAAACTCCAGTACTCCATTAGCATGTATTAGTTCTGTGTTACCCCAGATTTTTCCTGCTTTAATTCCCATTATTGTTGCTCCATCCATATGTTGTTTTTGTCTAGCCAAGGTAATATCAAATCTCGTTGGCGCAGCTGGCCATACTTGGTTATACTTTTTTCTGCTGTTACTGGCAATAAATTTGTCTCTTCAGAAAGTTTGTATAAATTTGTAGTTCTTGGATCCATTGGCTCAACATCGCTGCGATATACGATTGCGTACAACCACGGATCATTTGGTGTCTTTTTAAAAAATCCGCTACGGCAGTCCCAGCCATTTACTGCCAGCATATAAATTAGCTGAGGCATGGTATAATGATATTTTTGATCTAGTTTTACATTGTACTCAAGAATGTTATATTCTGTATTAGTAGTTTGCGGTACTGCAATGACTAGCATAGCATCTTTGTCAGCTACTTGCCACCAATTTGCTAGTGCTGTGTACGGATTTACTATGTATTGTAATTGATCGTGGCACAATAGAATATCAAAAGGTTTTTTAGTAGCATTAAATGTCTCAATGTCAGCACATTGGTACGAAATGTTATTATGTCGTTTGTTTAACTTGTCAAAAGAATTAATACCGACGCACTGAATATTTAAACTTTGATGTGGTGCATCACGTACTGTAGCGTTTGCCCACCATGTCATTGTGTTAGCCTCGACATCACAACCAATGTCAAGGACTCTACCAACACTTTCCATAAAATCGTCATATTCTTCGAAATATGCTAGAATATTATTATAACAATGGTTATATTTGTCTAAGGTGCTACTAAATGAGCTCATGGTTTAATCCTTTGCCTGCACTAGTATGTATCTCGTCACTAAGTGGGAATTGTTTTTTAGCGGATAGATCAAACTTCGATGTCTTCCATGCCAGATGTGCGCAGTCTTACAATATGTCCCATTTGCCATTGCTTAGTATCTAAGCCTTTCATAATACCTAAATACCGGTTACGTAGCAATGCAACTTCGTTGATTAATGTTTCAAAGTCAATGACTTCGTCTTCGCCGTCAACATACTTTTCAGCATCTCGACTCGACAATGCACGAGCATATCCTTCTAGATACTTTTGAAAGTGTTTGCGGCGTATCTTACGTAACTGTATATTAAGAAAGTTGAGCACTGCTTCGATCTCTTGGAGCTGATTAAAGCGATGCTCGGTAATACCCGGAAGGGCACTAATGTTTTTTTCAACTATACCACCGACCCGACATTCAGCTTTTGCAGCATTAAGCTCTTGCTCAAAGTGTGCAATAAAATCTGGAATGTTTGCAAGACTGTGCGTAACGCGACTATACCACATTATAGTATCTTAATACTCGTCATAGTCAAATTCGCCATCGTCGTTGATTAGATCAAGTCCAACATCGTCATCAATATCATCTTCAATGTCTTCTTCGTCGTGCGCTCCGGTGTATTCTCCTACTGCCATTTTAATAGCACCGTCAAACTTAAACGCTTCACGTATCTCCGGGGCATCGTGTGTTTCCATCAGTGTTGCTACTACTGTTTCGGCAGCTTCACGGATGTCTCCGTTCATAATCATAAAGTCTCTGCAATCTTTCCATACCGATGCAGCCAAGTCTAGTGATGATAGTGCCATTATTTTTATCCTTGTGATTCTTCAATTAGTTGAATGTCTTGTGTTAGCTCAGCTTCAGTGACCGCAAGTTCGTCTTCTTCTGCTAACTTTTCTTCAACTTTGTTAAAGTCTGCCATAACTTTGTCCAAACACCCGTTTTCATTGCGTTCCCACGCTTTACGGAATTGTAAGATTTCTTCCTTGTTACTTGTTTCAAAACGCAAACGATTGCCTACTTTTGTTAGTAAGCCAGTTGATTCTGCAAGGTCGACAAGTCCCGAGTATGGATTCATACCAGTTTCATACGGAATTTTAACTTGCACACTTTCAAAAGGCTTGGCATAGCGTGTCTTCATAACTTTACACGCTGCACGAATACCTTTTACTTGTGAAATCTTATTACCGTCTTCATCCTCTTTGAGTTTTAGTTTGCGCATAGCAACAACAATACTTGATGCATACACAAAGCCCTGGCCACCTGAGATCTTGTCATCTGGGTCAAACATATCTTGTGATGCATATGTGTGGTTAGTACACACCATACCTACATTGTAGCTACCAAACATGTTAACAGTATTACGAACTAGTGCTGTTAGTGCCTTAGGCTTACGACCCAAGTCACCTTTCATATCACCAGCTTCAAACTGGTTAACATCTGTTGGTGTCATCATCATACCCAAACTGTCAAGTACAAACAGCACTTTAGGACGTTCTTCGTCTGCCATTGCTTTGTAATCTCTCATGAATGTTGATATTGTCTTAGCAACATCATCAATCATACTCATACTCAGCTTTAGCAGCTTACTTTCGTCAGTGTTAACTCCAAGTGCTTGTAGCCATGTCTCGTCGAGTGCGTTCTCTGAGTCAATTAGTACTACGAAGATGCCTTGATCTTGTGCTGCTTTTACAATGTTACCTGATGCAAAGTAACTTTTACCTGCTCCTGATTCACCGGCAAACACAGTTACCTTACCAAGCGGAACGCCTTTGTGAAAGTCGCCACTAATAAGATAGTTTAAGGCATAGTTACCTGTGCTGATCCAGTCTGTTGGATCATGAAAGCCAATTGACAGTCCGTCAATGCTTTTCGTGATGTCCTTGCGAAACTTTGAGATATCAAATGGTTTTGCCATATTTAGATTCCTTTGTTAGATATTAATTAATTATAACACGTTTTTGTGAAAACGTAACCCACTAAACCGCCACTTCGGCTAAATGAAATTGGGTGCTTTGCTGCATGCCCAATGATGTTCTTTGGCCATTGATCAATTTGATCTAGTAATGAAAACTGTTGTACAACTTTTGCTTTTGTAAACGCCAATTCAAACGGATTAAGTTCTTGATCTTCGTATAACACTCGGTTTTTGTAATTTAGATTAACCATAGTTTTTAATAGTTTTCCAAGTGGATGATAAACACCCAATACCAATAGTCCACCGGGTTTTAATAGTTTAATAATGTTTTCAATTGCCAAGTCTGTGTCGGGTATATGATGTAACACGCCTTGGCATATAATAACATCAAATTGTTTTTTAGATTTAAACGTTAAAAAATCTTGTTTTTTATATTTAATATTAGTAATATTATTCTCGTTTGCAAATGCTTTTGCATAATCAATCCCGTTGGAAAAATCTACGCTAACAAACTTACTATCTGGGTATCGCATGCCAAACAGATTACTAATAAGCCCGCTGCCACAACCAACATCTAATACAGACTGAGTACCAGTCATGCACTTATCAATCAGACTCAGATACGGATTTCGTATGTACGGCATATGATATGCAAGTCCTTGCATATCATATGGCCCAGGAAACTGAACATGATTATAGAATTCTTTGATCGTTGTATTATTCATTTGTACAGGTATGGGTCCTTGTCAAGTATCTCTTTTTTCTTTTTTCTATACTGAATTTTTCGTTTTATTGCGTTTAAAATATTTCCAAACAAACGGCGAATCATTGATATACCTTTCCTTGTTTACTCTTTTTAAAATTTGATTGGCCCAAACAACCTGTCCTTCTTTTCTCAAGTGCACTTCATCGTCGCTAAGAAGATTATATTCAATGCCAGTTTCAAACGGATATACTTTTATAAATTTATCCCAGTTAACTTGGTTATGTAATTTATGTTTCTTGTCAAGACAGCCAAATTGGTTAGCATATGCAGTATCAAACGGATTGTAGAAAAAGCTAAACATATACGGAATGTTATGTTTTTCTAAAAATGTCTGACAATCAATTACAGAACGATACGTTTGCTGTTGTAAAAACGTTTCATTTTTAAAGTAATTTACCATTAATGCACTGTGCACAAACTGATTTATGTCCCAGTCATTGAAATGCACTATACCGCTGTCTAAGCATTCTTGTTTAATATGTTGCGGCAATGTTAGGAATTCGTCACAAGATCTAATCACAGGCCAAGGCGATGTATCTTTAATACGGTCGTAAGCACTGGTGATCAACTGGTTGTATTTGTCGCCACCGCTAAAAAAGTAAATTGATTCACCTAATGTGCCATAGTATTTGTACACTTTAGCAAACTCACTAACAGTTGGATTTGCTGGTACTATTGCTTCACTACGGTTAACTCCACTAAACAACGCAAACACAAATCCGGGTGGGTTCTTAGGATCAATAGTCTTAGTAATGCTATCACTAATATAACGATTGCCGGCGCCGCTTCTGCCTAAATTAATTATATCAGATTCTGGAAACAAGGTCGAAGGCCATGCTGTGTCTTGTGTGTAACTACAACCTGATACCAACACCTCACTCATGTGATTGTAACCTCTTTCTGTAGTTACCGCTGTGGTAATGATTCCAGTTAAACTCGATTGAATCTTGCTCTAGTAAATACAAATCATGCCATTCAGATGGAGTTAGTTTACTGTATTTCCCAACCATTGTCATAAGTTCTACTAGACGTTCTATTGGGTTAACTATGCTATCAAACGTGTAATTAAACAGATTAGTGTACAACTTAAATCCGTAATATTTTTCTATATAAGCATGCCAGCCAGGTTGTGCGTATGCTAAAAACAAGCCTTTTGATACTATACTATAGAAAGACTTTTCTGTCACATACGGAACGTAACTAGTAGCCAGTGTTTCGCTTACGATATGCAGAAAACTGTTAGTTATTCTGTCTTCCAAGATATGCATGTTTTTAGTATGTTGATAACGAAAGTCTTCGGTGTGCCCAAACGTATTCGGTGTTTGAAAAAACTTCTCACTATCCTCGCTTATAAAAAACTTTCGATACAAGATTAACGCATCTGACATATATTCATTGATATACCCATCTATATTATCAACACTGTATGTGAAATTTTTGCTACAATAGTCTGGATCAAAATACCCAAACTTCTTAATAGCAGAGACTAGTAGCTTTCGGCTGACGTGCGGGCTACCATTAAAGCTACATACAAAGTTTTGATAATCAATGCTTGCAGGTTGTGTGTGCTGTTCAAAGTGCCAAGTATGATATCTATGTTGCCACGCTTCACTAACACGTATATTTAAATTTGGGTATTTAAAACAAACTGTATCTGGAATAACATTGTGATGGTACACCTCATATACTTTGTTACGTTCACTAGCAAGCTTGTTAAGATTATCTAATATTAAACTATAGCCATTTTTAGAAAATCCGTTAAAGTGGTCCATTAGAACAAATCTATCCGGGATAGACATTTTTAACAATTGAGAATAATTAGATAAGTCTGCGTAATGTTCAGGTCTAAAAATAGGTAGTTCTAAGTGATTCATTATATATTCCTAGTGTTCAAGCGTATATATACAACTGTTTGAGGGCAGGTAAAAAAGGAAAACACCTGCCCTCAACTAGTGTAGTTAAATTACGAAGCTTGACGGCTACGAATCATAGCAAGAATATCTTCTGCTTTACTACTAGGTTCTTCTTTCTTTGGTTCTGCAACTGGGGCTACTGGAGCTTCAGCTGCTGGTGCAACATCTGTCCAACCACTGTCAGTTGATGCCGATTCTGCTACAGGCGCTGCTACAGGAGTTTCTGCTGGTGCTGCACTTCCTGCTGGTGCTTGCATGCCCGCTGGGCGGAAGTATTGCCCCCAACGTTCTGCATCATATGATTGACCGTCAACGCTAGCTTCAAACATCTCTTTCATAACTTTAAGAGCTGTTTCGTCAGGACGCTTTGGCAAGAAGTCGGCTAAGTTATACAATCCTTGAGTTTCGATTGCTTCAGCTTCACTTGCTGTTAGTGCTGTTTCTTTTCGAGCCCACTTGCTAGTTGAATAGTCAGCATATCCACCTTTAGCTGTTTTGCTTACACGGAAGTCCAATCCACGCTCATAGTCAGTTGGAAGTTCTTCTAGTTCTGGATCCATCAACGCTGATTTAATAGTCTGGAAGATTTGGGGACCAATGATAAAGCGACGGATTGCTTTGTCACTGTTG